ATTTCCTTTGGGTTGGTTGTCAGATAACGCCGAATCACGCAATATGTTTTTCGGTTTATTTTCGTTTCTTGGAGAAGATTCAAGTAAAGAGTTGATTAAGTTAGCTGAAAAGGGTAGTAATATAGTAGAGGATATGCTGGAAACTCTGGAATCATCAGAAAACGATGAAGAGTTTGATGAAGTAATGGAAAAGGTAGAAAGCTTTTTAGACGAATATAGAGATAAATACGACGAGGAAAGAACTGATTCGGGGTATTTAAACCAGTTAGCTCGTAAATGGTTTGGACCGAGACAAACGGAAAGGTAAAACTATTTAAAGAAAGAACATAATAACGGAGGGCTTTTAAAATGCCAGAATTTGATTATATAATTAGCGACGACTGTATTGATGTATATGAGGGAGACGAGTGTGCTGATTATTACGCTATTGATTCGTTCGTAATGGATGAGGGGTCGTTTTCAGACGATAGCGATGATATTAGCTTTACCGTTGAGGATGAGGAACCACCAGAAATAGATATGAATATAGATATGCTTCCTGGAGCCGAGGTACAATTTGTTCAGTATGTCGAGGACGAAAAGGTTGTAGAGGAAGTTAGTTGGGAGAAAAGTAAAAAGCCAGAACACTTTATGGCCTGGGCACACGAACAGTTACAGAATATTCCACAGCATTCAGGCAAAACTATCTCCGGCAGCGAAAGAGCTTTATCGTTCCTTAAAGATTTGAGCAACAAAGCAAGCCAGGCAATGAAGGCCGATTTATACGGTGCCATTGACGAGATGGAGCTGGATACTCTCAGAAAAGATATACAAAAGATGATCGATCGTTTGGAGAATCACATCGAGCGGTTACAGAAGAATGCCTCCGTTAGGTTTATAGTGGACGGTGTGTGTAAAGCTTGTGATTCATCTGCTCCTGTTTGGACTGATCCTGCGACAAATAGCCACGTATGTTTAGCTTGTGATAGCAAGGTCGATACAGATGATCTTCAAAAAACAGCCGGAACGCCAGCTGTTAGTGTGTATATGACGCCTTTTGAGAGAGCCGTTGTGTCTACTATAATTAACGCTACTGTTAGCGGCGGCAGAAACATCGAGGAATCTTATTTGAAGATGAAGAACAAATATGACTTTACGCCTCGGGAAGAGATGTCATTTCAACAGCTTATTTCAGATCACGGTTATCCGATTATCAAGGATCGTGGGCTAATTAACGAGCCATCAGATCCGGCTTCGGGCGATGGTATGGATTTCTCAACACAATACCACGCTTAATAGGGTAGAGTTAAAATAAGAGGTGGGTTAAATGTCTAATCTCGTTATCCCAGAAGAGTTGTTGGAAATAATCAAAGATCTACTGGCTCACGAAAAATCAGCAGAGGAGTTTGAGCAGGAATATTTATACTTGCCACTGGATGATTATTACCCAGAAGAGTATATTGAAAAGGAAGACGAGGGCGACTGGAAGATAGAAATTCAAATGTAACAGGTGACACTATGGAAAAAATTACTCGCAGTGATGTATATGCTCGCGAAGAAAAAGGCGGAGAGTGGTTTGAGGAATTTTTATACAACCTATCTCAAACTAAAGAGGGCGGGCAAACACAGGAGATATTAGACGCAATACAAAGTAAAAGAGGCGAAACAGTTCAGGGTGTCGTAGATCAGTATCGAGAAGATGTTGGGCTCGATTTAATTTCTACAGAGGACAAGACAGATGAGATAGTGGCAACAGCGTCTTTACCTCCAATTTCAACAAGACAAGCCTCGGAAAAAGAGAAAGACGAAAAGAAAACAGTAGTGTTAGTTCTTGAGGAAGATGACCCAGAGTTAAAGTCGGATGTGGAGAGTATCTGTGAGCATAGTGGTGGTCATAAAGATACACACGCCATTATTAGATTCTTACGAGATCAGCTTGGATCAGAAATGGTAAGCTTTGCTGACGATGAGTTAATACAATACATAAATGAAATGAAGGGACAATATTTACAAGATCACGAAGAGCCCAGAGGTAATGCTGGAAAAGTAGGAACAGACGACGAATTTAGGGCAGAAGAAGATGTGGCTGATTATGTATCTCACAGTAGCGGCGGTGCCCAAGGCGGAATGTAATGGGTGTTCATAAGCCCAATAATGTTGCGGCAAACGAGATCTTTAAGGGGCTTAAGGAAGAGCTGCTTAAGCTTGATCCAGTTTCTTTTTGTAAGCAGTATCTAAAAATTGACGGGAAGCCTTTGGATATGGACGGAACGGGGTGGAAATTTCTTTCGGATATTTATAGGTATGTGGCAATAAATGCTTTGGAAAAGGACGGAAAGCCGGTTGTTATAACTAAAGGCCGCCAAGTGGGGTGTACTGTAACCGCTACCGCGTTAGAAATGTATTTTATGACAAGCGGGTTGTTCGGTAGTTCAGAAAAATACCCACCCATACAGATACTACATTGCTTCCCTGCGCTAAACAATGTGGGGAAATTCGTAAAGGCAAAGTTAAGCCCTATGATGCGCACCTCTTCTGGTGATTATATAAAGAAACACGGGTTAAGTTGGGATCTGGATGCTGACAAAAAACGGACAGATGTTCCAGAAGACACTTTAACAGAAAAGTTTTTTGAAAACGAAAATATGCTGTGGATAGATTCTAACGGCAATAACGCATCAAGAATTCAAGGTATGACTTTGGACGGAATATTTCACGACGAAGTTCAGAGGATGTTAAAAGACGATATAAATAATGGTATTCGAACGCTTACCGCAGCAAAATATGGCCCCACCGGAAAAGGTATTCAAATGTTTTTTGGAACCCCTTTAGGCAAGGGGTCTTATTTTTGGAAATTATGGCAAGCGTCAGACCAGAGATATTATCATCTTGGGTGTGTAGAGTGCTCCCACTATTTCAACCTATACACACCTGGCTCGGATGATTGGGAAGAAATTTGGTTACACGGAAATACAGTTAAGTGCCCAGAGTGCGGACATGAGCAAAGCAAGGAAGATAGCGTGCAGAACGGAAAGTGGATCCCTACTCGTAAGGCTATGGATAACGGAGCAGAGCCGCTTTATGTTGGGTTTCACTTTAATCAGTTTTTAATCCCGAATATGACCAAGGAAGCGATAAACAACGAAAACCCAAAGTATAATCCAACGAAATCAGAGAGAATTTGGCAAACAGATATACTTGGGGAGTTTTATAGTGGATCTGCGATGCCTATGACCGAGGAGGAGATTTACTTATACTGTAAAAATCCAGATCGCGGCGTGTCAAGTCGTGTGCTAAAGTCAGACACAAGACAAACATTTATGGGTGTAGATTGGGGTGGAAAAGACGACAGTGAAGAAGCAATAGGCGGCCAATCTTATTCTACAGTGCTGGTTGCTTCGGTCGGGCAGGATGGCGTGTTTCAGATAGAAAACGCGTTTAAGATGAAAAAGAACACGCTGGAGTATAAAAAATCCGTCATAGATGAGATGTTTAAGCGGTTTAGTGTAAAACTGATGGTGGCAGATATAGGTTTTGGTAATGACATAGTTCCAGACCTACAGAGAGAGTATCAGTCAAGAATATGGGGATGTATAAATAGCGGAACTCTGATAAAGCCGGTGAAAGTAGTTCCGGAAAATTTATCGATCATATGTAATAAAAATCTTATGCTCGATGATATTTTTAACGCAATGAGGCGAGGAAATATAAAGTTCCCCCTAAAGGATTCGGCGAGTTTTGAGCAACTTAATTGGCTTATTGAGCATTGTTGTTCTATGGAGTTGGTAAAAAAGACTGTTTCTGGAAATATAGTGAATATATATGAGAAAGGGACTGGCGCGAATGATGGTCTGATGTCTTTATACTACGCCTACCTTGCCTGGAAAATGGTAGCAACAAGTCATTTTAAAGTTAAGAAACATCGAGAGGGAGTTGGTGGAACTGTCCCCGTTTTAGCTTATGCACCAAATATAATTTAGAATATAATGTAAGTTAGTTGATTAGGAGTGTGGAAAAATGCAGGCACGACGAGGAAGAATTACAGACGGGTTTAAAAAAGCTGCGACAGCTGACCCAAACCCCAAAAGACGATTTGGTGCGAAACCAGTTAGTATGCCAGAGAATGGTATGTCTAGATCTGAAGATCGTATGTATAATCAGACGCCAGAGGTTAATGGCCAAGTTAGCTCGGCCGGAGTTCAAGGTATGTCTGAAGAGAGACAGGCAGAAATGCTAACAAGAGGTTTTGAGCAAGACAGCAAAGCACCTACGTCATCCCCGTTATTGGTCTATAGTAATTCTTACAAAAAAGCACAAGAACTAAAACAAAAATACGGGTTTAGTAAAACGGCCGTTGCGACATCACTTGGGGCCGGCGGAAGTGGGACAAACACTCTCGGGGTAGAGGGATCAAATGTAACCAGACTTGCCCCAGAAGTTTATTCGCCACTGTTTCAGATTGCCAATTTACAATTACCACGAGATCGTATTACTATGAACGCGTGGAACAGAAACTTTTACGACACACATCCTTTAGTTCATAACTGTATTAATCTACACGCAACATATCCAATAGGAAAAATAAATATCAGATGTAAGCATAAAAATGTAGAGCAATTCTTTAATGATATGATCGAAGAAATAGATCTGGTAAATGTGTTACACAATATGGCCCTGGAGCTGTGGAAAATTGGGGAAATATTTCCTTACGCAGAATTAGATGAGAATCGCGGGACATGGAAAGGAATAACTATCCAAAACCCAGATTATATTCATGTAAAGAGATCTGTTTTAGGCGGAGAATCAGTAATATCGTTAAGGCCAGATGCCGCTTTACAAAGACTAGTGATGAGTAGTCATCCAACAGACATTCAACTTCGAAGACAAATTGATCCAGAGATACTTCATCACGTTCGCAAAGGAAACACTATACCGTTGGACAATTTTCACGTAAGTCATCTGAAAATGTTGTCTTCTCCCTATGATATTCGCGGGACATCGATTATAGTTAGTATATATAAAGACTTGATGCATTACGATAAGTTGCGCGAATCTAAATTCGTTCAGGCAGATTCATTAGTGAATCCTATTACTTTAGTTAAGGTCGGCGGAACAGCAGAGGGTGAATATCATCCTACGAGTAATGATCTCGAAGAGTGGCGTCATATAATTGAGGCCGCACAGTATGACCGTGATTTTAAAATCATTAGTCACGCCGGGGTAGATATTTCGCGTGTTGGTGCTTCTGGTGCCGTTATCGATATTAGCAGCGACCTGACATTCATACTGGACAATATTCTATATGGGTTAATGACTCCAAAGGCAGTAATAACCCAGGAGGGAGCGTCCTATAATAGTGCGTCAATCGGCCTTGAAGTGTTAAAGCAACGATACGAATCGTTTAGAAATATGATAGCAAAGTGGTTGCAGGTAAAGATATTTGCCCCTATAAGCGAGATACAGGAATTTTACGAATATGAGGGCGGAGATAAAAAGCTAATAGTTCCAGAAGTAGATTGGAATCAAATGATCTTGTTTGATATGAGTGATTACATTGGCATTTTACAACAATTAGCTCAGCCAGGTCCGCAAGGAGAACCACCAAAGGTTTCCAAAGACACGATGTTTAGAAGCCTTGGTTTAGATCCGGACAAAGAAATACGAAAGGTTCGTATGGAGATGATACAAGATATGATCGCAATGAAGGAAAAGACGATC